GAATTAAAATTTACGACTTTCTTCATCGGCACCTATATATACCGGGGGTGCTTCAAGTATCTCAAGTTCAAGTGTACCCTGTTGAGTTTGAGATGGTTTTACATACGCTATACGACAATCATTTGCACGAAGGACGGGAGTTCCATTCTGGGTTGGTATGACGACTGGTTTACAGAGAAGTGCAAACATTTATATAGACAAAGAATTAAAGGTACCTCGTTTAACACGTACCCAACCCTGTATACTTATATCACTCTCTTCACACCACGGATAAATTTCATCGTCATCTCCTATGAAATTTAGAGCACGTACACCCGTTTCAATACACTTGTCACATATAGCCTTGTTATCATCAATAATGAGACCTATATCTAGGGCGTGGCATATTTCCGCTTTGTGGATTTCGTTGGATGTATAACTATTTGTAAGTATAACATCGTCGAACATATGTGGGAAATACATATCTATCCATTTTTCAGTTTCTTTTCGGGCCATATCTTGGCGTCCAGTTACGATATACATTTTGTCATATCGCTGTCTAAGGTTAAACATAGCTTTTTGTGCTCCAAAGATTGGTGTAAGTTCTGTGAATGCTTTAGATTGATAAAATTCATGGACCATTTTTTGTGAAGTTGATTCATCTATGTCAAATATTTCGCGATACACATAACTGTATTTGGGTTTGGTGATAGTTCGTTTATGAAATTTAGCCATTGGGATTAAGAATTTTACTAAGACTTCGTCGATATCGATTGCAACCCTGTTCATTTATTTATTACAAACATTATTCATACTCTATAATTACTACACCCACAGGGAAAAGGTGTTCCATTATTTTCTCAACTTTAATTAGATGTCTGGATTACCAGTTGTAAATTATGGCAGAATGGAACGACTTAGACCACCAGAAAGCACACCAGTGCCATTGACTTTAAACACATTTTGTATCGTATTAATAGTTATATTTCTATTGTACCTATACAAACGCTCAGTCGCAATTACTCAAGAGCGTCAACAATTTTATACTTGAGACACTTTTCTGGGGAAAGATAGATATCCTTCTTCATCAATTTTTTTAACATTTTCTCAGGGATTTTAGTCTTCTGGAGATACATCTGTTTTAACTTCTTCATAAACTTATCCGTTGATTTCAGCTCATGCTTAAGTTCTTGGAAATTGCCCCACATCTCTGTCGAAATCTGGTGAATGAGAATGTATGCATTCTTACCCATACGTCTTTCAGACCCACCAAGTAGCATAAATGTAGCCGCGCTACAACAAGAACCTTGGGCGATGGTGATAACCTTGACCCTTGAAGTTTCGAGAATGTTCATCATGTTCATACCAGCAAAGATACAACCACCTTCACTCATGATATGGACTCGGATGGATGGCTCGTATCCAACGAGTTCAGCTTTCTTTTTAAGAAGTTCAATCTCCAATTTCTTAAATTTATCAACGAAGTCAAGAGTATTTTCACGATCGACATCGGCATAGAAGAGAATTTCATTCCCGATAGTTTTAACGTATTCCTCGTGGACTTCAACTTCTTCTTCCTTCGTACTCATTCTTCAAGGCTTTCTTGATTTTAGTTACGTCTCTTGATTTTAAGCCACTTCCAACAGCCAAGTGGTTGATGACGTCGAAGTCTTGAGGTGTGATTTTATATTCTACAAGTTTACTTAGGTCTCCTTTTTCTGCATACTTCTTTAAAAGACATAATTCTTCTATACCTAACCCCATTCTTGATTTTTTCTTAAGTTCCTCGAATTTCCCTTTTCTCATTTTATAGTTCCCAAGTTTAGTCCAACAACTCCCTGGTCTAATTTTATCCTTATCGAGTGGTTCACCCAGACACTTCTTTGGTATTGTGAGCGCATGTAAGACGAAATAAGGCATGAGGTTCCAATTCCCTGATTTATATATATAATTGTCGTAGTAATCAGCCGTAGAAAAGGAATCACATATAGTCGTAATATCAACCCCTTTGGAATTTATATAATTCTCTTGAAAAACATCCCACATGTGTCCATGTTCATGTATACTATCATAAATTGGTATAGGTTTCGGATCTGATAATACATCAGTTATGAATTCTTTCGGTGTTTGGAAAATATCCATTTCATCATACCCATCAAGATAGGTGAAAAAGTTTCGAATATTACCATTACACCTATACGCTGCATTTTCTGCTTTAGGGTTTTTATCTTCAACGAGTGTGAGTAATACACTAGGTTTATGTTTCGGAATAAAAACAGTTTCAAAATTTGGATACATGCACATGTTTGTACACGTTACTAATAGTGAACCACGACTCAATCGATCACCATCAGAAACCTGTTCTATAATTGGTTTGAAGGTTGGTTCATAGTCTTCAATAAACACATGTTTTGATGAAGGTTTAATAAACGGTAAAAAAAGTGATTTACTTTTGAGATGTTCAGTTCGTAACTCAACATGATTTAAACCTTCTAAAACTTCATTGAGTACATATGATTTACCAACACCAGAACATCCACATATGAATACATTCTTTCTTTCCCGAATGTACCTTCGAATAAGTTCAATTTGTTTGGTGTGAATTGTTGTCACGGTTTTTACTTCAACTTTTTTTTGTGGTATGATTTTAATGAAAGAGTCCATTGATGATATTACTAATCAGGCCATAGATTTAGTGCTAGAAAATGACGCACTACATAAACGTATCGTAGAACCTTTAAAAAGGAAAATTTTACCATACGTTGCATGTGGAATTCTTACCAATGTAAGCATGTTTATCCTGTTGGTGTACCTTGCTCGACGTCTGAGTCTTCTTCCTCTTCCTCTTCCTCTTCCTCTTCCTCTTCCTCTTCCTCTTCCTCTTCCTTGATTTCAACGGTTTTTGATTTGGAAAGGAATTTACCCACACGCTCTAGTGGTGTATTTTTAGTTATAGCTTCTATGGGTTCAATAGTTTTAGGAACTTTCAAAACTGGGATTGAACGCACATTAAGAATCTCTGGTTTTGTAAATACATTATCTAGAGGGTATTCTTGATCAAAGTTTGTCATAATTTTTTTAGGAATTGAGGGAGACTGTTCAAGTAGTCTATCATATTCAGTCTTACATTCTTCTACAAACTTCAAACCATCCTTCTTACGTTCATCCCGTGGTATAGCTAACATTAAACGAATATTTCTAGATAATAGACCATGTGCTAACGCCGCAGTTCTATGATTTTCCATGAGTTCGTTAATTTTTAAGAATTGCATAACTGTCGCGATGAGACCAGCGATAAGATTCAGACCACCTATAATAGATGGTGCAGCTGGTTGAATACTCAGAGGTAATGTAGATTGTGCAAAATTTGCAGTCCCTGTAATAGTTGAAAGAACAATCACAGGTAAAGTGAACTTCATACTCAAATCTTTATAGAGTAAAAACCCACGATGGTGCATAAACCTGTAGCAGGCACAGGTCTCACCCCACTGTCTTAATATAATTTCGTGCTGGTCGTTCCATATAATTTTATCTTTTACCATTATATATAGTAAATGAATATAATTTTTGCATTACATACTATTTTTTTACTCATGATTTTGATTGTACCTTTTACAAATAATCGTAGAAATCTCGAGTTTTACTCGATGGTTATACCATTCATCTTCTACCATTGGTCCGTGAATGATGACACATGTGCATTGACTCAAGCAGAGTCGTATGTGACTGGTAAGTCTAAAGATGAAACCTTCATGGGGCGCCTGGTTGGTCCTATTTACAAAATGGAGGAGAATGATGTAAATAAAATGACAAAGACTATGTTTTTTGCTCTTTGGGCATTTACACAGTACAGGTTGGGGGTTTTTGATACATTCTTCGATGAAATACAAGAAACCCTTAAACGTAAAACAAAGTAATCTTATTTCCTCCTCGTAAGTTCATGAACCTGTTTCATAAATTCACGATTTCGACGAATCTTTGGGTCCGCTGCAATAAGACGAAGAAGAGCAGCAGTGGGTATAGTTGGTTTATTCCCTGTAGGTTTGTTAGTCTTTTTTAATTTCGACTTTGCATTCTGAAGTTGCTTTACTGTTGGCATATACTATAGGTCACCAATATATTTGAACTTGTCAAAAGAGTGTACACAAGACCTAAAATTGTCGTACACAATCATACATAACGCATCAGCTATATCGTGTTTTCTCTCATAAGGAATTTCACCTTCTATGTATTTTTCTGCTATGGCTACTGTTCTTTCCTTACGTTCTTCATAATTTAAATGTCGCATCCCAAAATGCACATGCATGCTCACAGGTGAAACTAATAAAACCTTCTCTTTGAACATGTAATGTAATAAAATCTCGATATTTTGAAAGCCACCAGGTGGTTGTCGTTCTATAAGTATTTTGTCAGCTGAATCGAAAATACTTTGGTGATCTTCTACAAATAAAGGAATAGTGTCTACAAAATCATTTGACTTTATATATTTATAATCTTCCAAACTTACCTTCTTTAGGAACTCTACCGTAATTTTTGGTCGCGATAAAGACTCTGCTAAAACGAGACCCATATTATGAAACCCGATGTCTATCGCCAACACCTTCATGTCTTTATGTGAAAGATTTTCCTTAACTATAGTATATGAAGAACAAACAAAAAACTCAATTGTTACTACTGACCGTTGTCGTACTTATCGCGGCTGTAGGCTACATGTTCTACAACCCCCAAGTTGTCGAGGTCCCAGTAGAAGTGGCTGTTCCAGTACCAGTGCGTCCAGTGCCCACTCGCCGTGCACAGGTGCGGGAACCCGAATTTAGAGGCCCCCCTATCAAGCAGTACAAACCTGGACACATGCAGCAGATGGGTCTCATCACGAATGGTGAGGAAACCCTCCCTCTTTACGGTAAAGAGGTCCGTGGTCGTCGGGACCGCTACAGTTACTATACCACCACGGGAGGTGAAAACATTTACCCAGTATCAGTTTCCCACAATGCGAGAGACTGCATGGAAGACATTGGGTGCCAAGAGCTATACGGAAATGAAACAGTCACCGTTATGGGAAAGACTGGTTCATTCACTGTAAACATGTACAGGACTGATGATTACTTCTAATTTATTACGCCGCTGGAGTTTCCGCTGGAGTTTCCGCTGGAGTTTCCTGCATCTTTTTGACACGTTTCTGTATGTCATTTACAAGTGAACTCGTCTGACTGGAAGAACAACAGCATGACAGAGCACACACGGCTAATACGGGGGGTGGTTTCATTGGCATTTTCATGATAAGCATTACAACAAGCATGGAACAAATGCAAGAACCTACAGTCATTCCAAGCTTGTCGTTACTCATTGGTTCACCCGAGGTTGACATGAGAGCTCCTAACATCTTTACTATACGTCAACAAAAATTATTATGGATACTATCGTATTCCCTAGTTATAAACCCAGATTTACCTGACAATTCCGCCTTTATGCGCAGAAGTTCAACTATCGTATCGTCATCAAGATGTTTAAGAAAATCCGCTTTCATCCTGATATCGTGAAGTTGGTGCGCCTCCTTTTTACCTTGTACATATGGCCATGTGTGTTTTCGTAGAGATGTGACTTCTTCCTCGAGCTGTCTAATTCTAGGAAGAAGAACCCTGTTAATAAGAATTTTAAGCTCTATGACATCACTCATCTTACCGTAAGTGCGTTTTTTATCTTTATACACTGTAAGATGTCACTACCAAAAGGTAAGAGAGATTTCATTCGGAAATTAATTGTAGATATGAATGAAGTGGCAGAAATTAAACGTATCATGAATCAAATTGGTAGGGAACCAACAAATAATATAGATCATATGATAAAGAAACAGTTTCTGGTTCGAACTGATAATGGTGAGTACACTGTGAATAATGTAAATTTTCGTATGGGTATTTCAGTTCTTGATTTTGATGTCTTGGCTAAAATACTACTACGTTTAGATCAAGTTGGTTTCAATTTACAAGAGTTATATAGACATAGTAAACCCAATCCGTTACACTTTAACCGGGAAGATATGTTATATGCTAGACTTATTGCAAGTGATGACATCACATGTTTTACCGATTTGATTTTGTATTGATTGTCTCCGGCTTGAAGAAGTCATTGAAGGGGCAACCTGGACACCTTCTGTGACGTATAGCGCAATCGAGCTTGTCAACCTTCTTCATACATGGTTTTTTTCGCTGTCGATAAGTTCGTACTCGTCGCCCGATGTTATGAAAACAAATTGAGGTTTGACCAATAGCTAACATGTTACTAGAATCAAGAATGATAACTTTATATTAGAATAAATAATCTCAATGAACAGTAGATGCAGTATCTAGAATTGAAAAATAAGGCTAAGAAGCAAGGTCTTCGTGTCACCAAAACTGTCAAGGGAAAACGCGT